TTGACGCTGAACCTTTACGTCTATATAAATCCAATATGTTTTTAACAACTAATCGTACACTTGTATCGTTTAGTAAAGGTAGGTCCGCTAAAAACTTTTTCTGAAAGAATAAAATCATACTCGATAATGTTGTAGTAATATCGCGGTATTCAAACATCCTTCTTGCATTATATATTGATTGGTTAGGTGTTGTCTCTAAAAATTTATAATAATCGGTAACAAGCGAAACCAACTCATCGTTATTTTCTCTATAAATCGCAGGAAATTGCTGAGCAATTTTAAAGGATATTTGTTTTTCTACTTCTTTTGTATTGCTAACGGGCATTTGTTTGTGAACCTGTAAGTTTAATTGTTACATCAGAATTTTTAATTCCAAATATTCTTCCTGCTGGTGCTTTAATATCATTTGATATTGTATTGGCCTGGATTTTAATACCTGATCCAATATAGCTGTTAGCAATAAACCCAACTAAGTTAACTTCACCAGTTGTATAATTTACACTTCCAACAATTGGTTTAATAACTTTAGGATTTGCAATATCATTAGCAATGACTTGGATATTTCCACGGCCATCGTCTTGTAAATATACATCAGTACCGTCAAGTGTATATACACCACTCTTAATTGCTGGTTTATAATCATTAAATCCGTCAGCAGTATCAAAAGGATATGGCTTAACAAGAGCTGCTTCAAATTTAAACGATGGATTAAGAGCAATACCTAATGCTGGTGAATATTCAATGTAAGGCATAATACTAATTGATGTACCAATGATTGCTGTTTCTAACGCGTCAATAGATGTAGCTATTTTAGAAATTCTTGCAAAAGTATTAAAGTCATCTAAATAAGTATCACTATATAATTTAATAGCATCTCTTATCAATACATCTAAGTCACCTTCTGATTTACTTGTAAGTTTAGGATTATAAGTAACATCAACTGTTGTACAACCATATAGGAACTTTGATGGAACAAATACAGGTTCAATAGCCAATGGACTTCTATCTTTTAAATACTCAATATAAGTATTTGATAATGTTGTAGATAAACTCGTTTGGTTTTGACCAAGATATATTGAAATTGCAACCTTACCAAACTGTGGAGGTTCTAAATCCTCACCACCGTATGCAGCAACTGATTGGATCTCAGGGAAGTTTGATTTTAATAAGATTTCATAATCGGATGTTGTTACTGCACGTTCTTGTATCTGTAATGATTTTGGAGCAAAGTATCTAATGCTTTCCATTGACTCTCGTTCAGCACCATTACTTGCAGCCTGTATTGTTTCGACTACCGCCGAACCTGTAGTAGTTACGAGTGAGAAAGAAAATGCTCCATTACCTTCAGTACCCGATGTAATTCTATAACGTACTCTAATATCCTCAAACTCTTCAGGTTGGAAACCAAATACATTATTACCAAAGTAAATCGTATATCGTCCATCAATATATGGTTCAATATAGAATACTTTATCTGTTGGTCCAACGCCAAAAATATCGTTCTTACGTAAAAATACGTTTTCGTTTTCTGTAGCTTCAGCATCAACGAATACCGAAATGGACTCAGTGTCTGCGTTTTCATTTGATAATGTTACTCTTAAAATTCCATCGTCATCAACAAAGAAACCTTCACGTTCAAAACTGGCTAACATTTGACCTTCAAAGATTTCAACGTTTTCAGCAACGAATGTTCTTGGCGCAGTTTTCTTGGCAACATACATTTCATTAGTTACAAATTCAAAATTTTCACCGTTATAAATTGTTGTGAAAGGTGAGTACTGAGGAATTGTAATTGACTGACCTTCAGCATTATCATCTGTAATCGTAACCTTGACGATAGCCTTGGCAGACCTTCGTGACCTAGGTAAATAGTTTAATTCCTTTGCGTGCGAAACAATAGAGTTTCTTAACACTGCAGAGTCAAGGAACATTTCATTAACTGCCATATTTGTATAGAAGTTATTTTGATAAGTATTATATGCTAATACATCAAGCAATACTGACATGTTTGAACCTTCAAAGTTATAATCTTTGAATTGAGTCTGTGATTGTAAATATTGTTTAAATTGAGTTTTGACCGCGTCAAAATCTAATTCTGAAATGTTTAACTTGGCCATTTACCGAGTCCTCTCTAAAAATACATCAACAGATATAGGTTGTTGATTATTTGATATGTAAAATTCAATTTGTATCTTAACAACGTTATCGTCGATATTTGAAGTTACATTAACATCAATAACCTCTGCTCTTGGTTCATACAAGTCGAGTGTTGTTCTTACTTGATCCTCAATCATTACCATTACGCCAGGTGTTATATTTTCAAATAACATTGCTCTTAAATTACCACCGAGTGCTGGCTGCATTAGCCTTTCACCGCGATCGGTTAATAGTAAGTTTATAATTGATTCTTTTACTGCGTCTTCATCTTTATTAAGAGTTAAATCTAACGATAATGGACTGACTTCAAGGTTCTTCTTAAAGTCAGAGTATATAGAGATTTTCTTTTGTCTCTGTGTTAATAAATTTACAACCATTGCTTGGTATCCGTTGCTTTATAGTTATTTATAATGATTCATCTAAAATAGATTCAATTCTAGCTAAAAAATCAGATGATAGCGGTTCGCCACGAGGTGCCAGTGGTGGTGCCAGAGCTCTAATATTATCAGGCGGTAGTCCTGGTAGTGTTGATTTTATAATAGTACGGAAATCTATATTAATTTCCTCTGACCTACGATCTATATGTAAAAACTTGTTATAACGAATAATACCATTCCACCCTAAGTTTCTAGCAACCTTAATAAAATCATCAGTTTCTTTTGAATAAGGATCAAACAGCGACCATGATAAATCTACCGCAAGGCCTGATGTATGCTGAGAAACTTTTGCAACTGTACCATTATCTTTGCCTTCTTTTGCAAGCATTGCTTTATATAATCTATCCTGATGAGCTTGCGATCTAAAGAAACTACGGCAAACAAAAGGCTTTTTAAGGCCTGCCTTATCCCATAACATTATAAGAGCGGCTCTTGTTTCTGGTGTTAAACCTTCCCAACTTCCTCTAGTGAGAGGATCCACATGTGGATATAGGTGAATTTTAGGATGTTTATTATCTTTAATTTGATCCCACGAAGGTACGCCATCATAAGCTTCGTCAGGAATAGGTTCGTCATTACCTGCTTCAATTAATTTTTGTTTTGCTTGTCTAATCATTTCTGCTCTATATGCGTCGTCCATTCGTATTCCGCCGGCAGCAACTACATCTCCTGTAATGATACCTGAGTTTGATTTCATCATAGTAATACCATTAAGAAATTGGTTTGCAGTTGTATCTAATGGGTCTTTAAGTCCACTGATAAGTGTTTCCATACCTGCAGCAAAGCCACATATTCTACTGATTAAAAACATTATTTCTTCTACTGATGGATTGTCAAATAAACCAACCGCGTAATCAATCATTCCTGTAATTTTACGTTGAATAGATTGTATATTTTCTTCACTAAAAAATCTCATAATGCTTTCTTGTAATTTAAATAAGGTTGCACCTACTGTATTAGCAACTAAACTTTCAACTTGACTAATAACATTAGCGACACTGAAATTTTCAACTGCGCTTTGAATTTTATTAATAACACCCATAATAGTTTTAGTTATTTTTTCTTTTATTTTATTAATAAGCGCCTTAACTTTTACAAGGTCAAAGGCAGCCAATAATGGATCTAAAGCATTTCTTATTTTACCAAGAGCACTGAGTGCATCTGCAATTACATTGTCTATCGACCCAATAATACCAAAGAAAGCGCCAATGGCTCCAAATACATTTGGCATTAATCCACAGAAACCACCCATAACAGAATTAGCAAATCCATCTCTTAAATAATCATCAATGCTTTGTAAAAATTTAGGTGGGTTTTGATTTGCAATAAAGTTAGCAGTTATAGGAGTTAAATTATTATCTTTAATATATTCAGCAAACTCAATTGGTGAAAGAGATACTTTACCAAGTTTTGTTTGTTTAATTGTAAGGATTTCGTATTTAGGAATTCTTTCTTTAATATAATCAGACTCTAAAATAAGATTAATTTTATTAAGGTTTTCGTAAAAATCTGGATACTTATTTACTGCTCGAGTTAATGGATTACCAAACTCCGTGTTACTAATATTTTTCCTAAAATCTTTTTCAAATACTGTAATTTGCGATAAGGTATATTCACCATTACCGTTTGTTGTACTTGTAATGGAAGAAGTTTCTACTCTATTTACATCAGGTGTTAAACAGTTGTCTATCATTTATAAAAATCCTCCCACTTAGGATTAAGCGCTTTTAATGTATCCAAAACTTCTTGTATATCGCCGGTTGCTTTATTAATTCCATCACCCGCATATGTACTCTTACCTGCGTGAATACCGGATACAATTGGTAATGATGCCCATTCTGCAGATAATTTATTAGCATAGAAAACAATGCTTGTTTTATTATCTAAGAAATCGTTTAGGCCACGGAACTTTAAACGTTCTATAGCTAATAAATCTTGGTTCTGTGCATTAAATAAATCACTTTTAGTTAAACCAGCTTTTTCATAGACAGGCTTTTCACCTTTTCCGCCTTTATAAGCTAAGCTTAGAGTATTATATTCATCATTGTTAAATCCGCGCAATGTATCTTCAACAAATTGATAACGACCCATAGCTTCTGAGTTAATATCAGGATCAAATTCATCAATTCTATTTTGGTAATCTAGTATTTCGCCAATAGTCATTTGAGTGATAGGCTTGCTTGGGAAGAGTGCTGGTGGTATTTGATTAGATATAGAATCATAACCTGTTGGTTTGCCTGCTTTAAAATTAGCTTCTTTTCTAGCAATCAGGTCAAGCAACGGCGTAAGTTTAGATTGTGTTACTGCCGTTGATGGAACTTGATTTTCTTCGGTGTCAGTTACACCTTCTGCATCATCGCCGCTTGTTACACCACCGCCACCGCCATGTGATTCTGGATCTTCATCGGTAAGTACAATTTTCTCAGTAGTTGGTGGTGGTAGATTATCAATTTTTGTAGCATCAAGGCCTTCATCACAAGGTAAACAAACACTAGGAGTATCTGCACCATCATTAGCCATATTAACATTTGTATCAATATGTACAGTCTTTGGCGTGTTAATACTAATATCTTCGTCTGAACCAATTATTACACCTCGATCGCCTGAAATATCAATTCTATCAGTACCAGTAACTTCAACTGCTTCTCCATATATCTCAATACTATCAGTACCTTCTATTTTATTAAGCGACGCTTTCATATTAAGTGTTGCCGCTCGCATATAAACATATTCAGATTTAATCGAAGTAGCTTGTTCTGATTGTATTTGAATTTCTTTTTCAGCTTTAATAGATAAGTTACTAACATTAGCCTCGATTTTTACATCGGCTGCCCTTGCTTGAAATTGTATCCCAGCATTGATTGAACCTTGCTTTGCTATATCAAGGTAGTAATTACCACCAACCTCAACTTTATAATCACCTTGGATTTGTTCTGTTTTATGTCCATTAACTTTAACGTATGAATTACCATTAATCGTTACTGTGCTAAACCCG